CGAGCAACTGGAGGCGACCGGCTACAGCTGGGCAATGCTGAGGTATGACGGCTGAAGCATCGGCACACAACACAGCGCAGGACGGCAGCGCAGAGGCGATGATTGCATTAGTCACCACCACCCACCGACTGATACACAATGCAACCACCACAGGATTTATTTGACGCGACTTACGAACACCACCTCCCACCGATGACTAAACGACAGCAGCTGTTCGCGCTTGCCGTGCAGCTTCACGACTTGACAACCGATGAGGAACGGGAAGACTACCCGTTCCTTGATCACCTACAGGATCTGATCGATGACCTAGCACTGGAGGAAGGCAAACTTGCGGAAGCTTGAGCCTATCCAGCCCCTTCGGGGGCTTTTTTGTTGCCTGCCTAAACTGTCAGTATTGACCGCATCAGCGCTGTGTACTCAGGCTATAACTTCTACGATCGCCCGCAATCGCAGCGTGCTGTCACCAAAGTCAATGACCCCAACACGGCTTGGTACGCACAAGAGCCGCACTGGGTGCTCATCGAGGATCTAGTCTCCGGCACCTACGGGATGCGTCGCAAGCATCGCCGTTACCTGCCGCAAGAACCGCGTGAGCTAGACGAAAGCTACGACAACCGCCTAGCGCGATCCGTCTGCCCACCGTTCTATCAACGCCTTGAACGGATGCTGGCCGGGATGCTAACCCGTAAACCTGTACGCCTAAACGACGTTACCGATACCATCCGCGAGCAGTTATTCGACGTTGACCTACAAGGCAACGACCTAAACACCTGGACCTACGAAACCGCTCGTAAGATGATCCGTTATGGTCACGTCGGCGTCCTTGTTGATGCACCGCCAAATGGTGGTCGCCCGTACTGGGTTAGCTATACACCGCGGGACATCTTAGGCTTCCGCACCGAAACCGTTGATGGTGCCACCAAGCTATCGCAACTCAGGCTGCGCGAAACGATCATCATCCCATCTGACGACAGCGAATACGGTGAAGAGCAAGTAGAGCAAATTCGTCTTTTGAAGCCTGGCGAGTATCAGATCCACCGCCGTGACAAGAAAGGCGATTTCCGCATTATCGACGAAGGCACAACCAGCCTTCAAGAGATCCCATTTGCTGTAGCCTATTCCAACCGTTACAACACGATGGAATCCAGGCCACCACTGGAAGACATTGCAGAACTCAACCTAAAGGCATACCAAGTTCAGTCTGACCTAGACAATCAACTTCATATCAGTGCAGTGCCAATGCTGGCATTCTTTGGCTTCCCGTCATCCGCTGAGGAAGTATCTGCGGGCCCTGGTGAAGCATTGGCCTTTCCGGCTGAAGGTCGTGCAGAGTATATCGAGCCAGACGGCAAATCATACGAGGCACAGTTCAAGCGTCTTGATCAGATTGCATCGCAGATCAACGAGTTAGGCTTGTCCGCGGTACTTGGTCAAAAGCTATCAGCCGAAACCGCTGAGGCAAAGCGCATCGACCGTAGCCAGGGCGATAGCACCATGATGGTGATCGCGCAAAACATGCAAGACGCCATCGACAACTGCTTGCAGTTTCACGCACAATTCTTGGGTGAGTCTCAAGCTGGTAGCTGCATGATCAACCGTGATTTCCTTGGTTCACGGCTTGAACCGCAAGAAATCCAATCCCTGTTGCAGCTTTACACCGCAGGCACTATCACGCAGGAAACGCTCTTGCATCAACTGGCTGAAGGCGAAATCCTTGGTGATGACTTTGATATTGAAGAAGAGCTAGAGGCTACGCAGAATGGAGGACTGATCAGCATGGATCAGCCATCACCAGCGACTGAAACATGATGCGTAGCTTCCGCTGGTGCATCGTTTCTACGCTGAGGTCGCTACTGAATTGGATCATGCCAACTGCTCCACATGAACCAGAACGGCAACGTATCCTTTACGTTTGCGAGCATGAAATGCCGCCTGAGGTATTTGCATTGGTTCGGTTGACTTGGTATCACAAAGGTAAAGCAGATCATGTTGAGGAAGTAGTGCTAGAAGAAGAGAAAGATATAATGCCAGGCTTTACGCAAGTGATTAATGAGGCATTAAAAGCTGGTGCCGATGTTTCAATTCAAACTCAATACGATGCAAAAAGTCTTGGTATCTATGCAACCCAATGACGTTACCACCAAACCTATCAACAATTTTCCGTAATGCGATTGACCTTAACAGGTATAGCAACAGCGTGGCGCGGCGTATCATCAACCAGTACAACGATATTATCATTGATTCTGTTAATCAATTGCAGACGGTTGATGAGTTACGTGCCCCAGTGAAAGCTGCTAGGTTGCGCTCGATTTTGGCGCAGCTTAAGGAATCATTGGCGACTTGGGCTGGCGATAGCACCGAGATCACAGCACTAGAGCTACAGGGTTTAGCAGAGCTGCAGTCTGAGTTTGTTGAGGAGCAGCTACGCAAGGCGCTACCCGCTGGCGGCAGAAGCATGGTCCGCAGCGTTGAGATCAGCCCGCAGTTTGCTCAGTCGGTTGTGGTGACCGATCCAACGCAGATCAATGTCGTAGCGCTTAGTGATGACCTATTTGCTGCTGTCGAGGGTGCTGGCGCTATTGGAGCACCGGCAACATTCAGCCTGACAGCGCGGCAAGGTGCAACAATCACGCTACCCAATGGTGAGGTAGTTACGAAGGCTTTTCGTGGCTTGGCAGAATCGCAGGCTGAACGCTTCAGTCAGGCTGTACGACAAGGTTTGTTGACTGGTGAGCCTACCGCAGACATTGCCCGCAGACTTCGTGGCAGCTTGGAGTTTGGTGAAGAAGCCAAAACCGTCAAACAGCTTGCATTATCAGGCGGTGAGCTAACCAAAATGGCAAACCATCAAGTCGTCAGCATTGTCCGCACGAGCGTTAATCAAGTCGCTAACGAGGCGGCAAACCGCGTCTACGAATCAAACCAAGACATCACCAAAAAGTACAAATACGTCGCAACGTTAGACAGCCGGACATCAGCTATCTGCCGTGCTCTTGATGGCAGAGTATTTGAGTACGGCAAAGGTCCAAAGCCTCCCAGCCATTTTGGCTGCAGGTCAACCATTGTGCCTGAGATTGATTATGAAGGCTTGGGCTTTGAACCACCGCGCCCCGGTAAACGTGCAGCTAAGGGCGGGATGGTAGATGCTGATACAAACTACGGCCAATGGCTGCTAGACCAAGGCACCGCACGTCAGCAAGAAGTCTTGGGCAGTAAAGCACCATACTTCAGGATGTTGGCCCGTAAACATGGTGCTCGTGATGCAATGGCAAAACTGGTACGTGACGATGGCTCAGAGTTAACCTTGAAACAGCTGCAGAGTCGATACGGTGCCGTTGAAAAAAGGTAAATCTCAGCTTACAATTTCTCAAAACATTCGCAAACTAATCAAAGAGGGCTATAGCAGGCAGCAAGCTGCTGCGATTGCCTATGCTGAAGCAGGCATCACTCGTAAACGCAAGCCAATCCGCAAGCGCGGTTAAACTAAGGGCATCTGCTGTTTGGTCATGCCACGCTATTCAGGCCCTAAGAAGCCTCAAAAACCGGCAACCAAAAAAGGAGGCAAGAAAAAGTGAAGCGCGGCGATCGTGTTAGCTGGACCTACCAAGGCAAGCGCACATTTGGCGTGATCACTAGCATTGGCGGCAAGCGTGCCACGATTAAAGGACCATCGGGCGGCACTGTGACTCGTGTTGGCAGTGATGATGATCCAATTGTGCGGATCAAGTCTGAATCAACCGGCAACGCCGTTCTAAAAAAACGGTCTGAAGTAAAGGCAGCACCAAAACGGCGATGAGCATCACGTATCGCGGTGAAGCCTTCGAGGGTTACAACAAACCCAAGCGGACACCGCGACACCCAAACAAGTCTCATGCTGTACTTGCCAAAGAAGGCGACAAGGTCAAGCTGATCCGTTTCGGACAGCAAGGCGTATCAGGATCACCACGACGCGAGGGTGAATCCAAAGCAGCATCCGCTAGGCGCCGATCATTCAAAGCCCGTCATGCCAAAAATATCGCCAAAGGCAAAATGTCAGCCGCATTCTGGGCAGCCAAGGAAAAATGGTAGGGATAGTTATAGTGTGAGAGCAAATTAACCGCTTTGGTTAACAATGGCTGAAGAGCAAACACAAGAGCTTGCAGCGCCTGACGTTGCCAGCAACACAGAAACACAATCGCTTAAAAGCAGCATCGAAGCTCTTGAGCGTAAAAATTATGAGCTGATCAGCAAGCTCAAAAAAGCAAAGGCGGTCCCTGATGGTGTGGATGTGGAAGAACTCCTGGAGTTCAAGCGGCAAGCCGAGCAATCAAAACTGGAGGCAGAAGGCAACTACACCGAAGCACGACAGGCTCTGGAGCAGCAGTACCGTGAGGCGTCGGCGCAGAAGGACCAGCGCATTGCTGAACTTGAAGCCAAAGTCCGCGAGCTAGAACTGATCAGTCCTGCCGTATCAGCCCTGGCCGACATCGTTCATGATCCTGACTTGGTGCTTAAAACCAAGCTGTCAGCCGACAAGATTGAACGTGAAGCCGATGGCACTGTGGTTGTCGTTGATGGCTACGAGCGCACGCCTGTTGTGGACTGGGCCAAAAACAGTCTGCCTTCATGGATGCAAAAAGCTCCAAAGCCTCAAGGCGGTGGTGCACCTGTTGGCCGCGGCGGCGGCAGTGAAATCCCAGCAGGCACTAAAAATCCCTTTGCGCCTGAGTCGTTTAATCTGACCGAACAATCTCGTCTGTACAGAACAGATCGTGATTTGTACGATCGGATGAAGGCAGCGGCAGGGCGTTAATATAAAAACAAGGCGAGGCTACGCTAAGCCATATTCGGGTTACGCCCACCCTGTAAACCCTTTTCTGAGGATTAGTCATGGCGACCCTTCGCTCTGACATCATCATCCCCGAGGTATTTACTCCTTACGTCATTGAGCAGACCACCCAGCGTGATGCCTTCTTGGCTTCCGGTGTGGTTCAACCAATGGCAGAGCTGAATGCCACCGAGGGCGGTGATTTCATCAACGTTCCATTCTGGAAAGCCAACCTTTCCGGTGATTTTGAAGTTCTGTCCGACAGTTCTTCACTGACTCCTGGCAAGATCACTGCTGACAAGCAAGTTGGTGTGATCCTGCACCGTGGTCGTGCCTTTGAGGCTCGTGACCTTGCTGCTCTTGCTGCTGGTTCCGATCCTATGGCTGCTATCGGTGCCAAAGTTGCCGATTATGTTGCCAACCAGCGTCAAAAGGATCTGCTGTCCTGCCTCGGCGGTGTGTTCGGTTCGCTGAACGCTAACACCAGCAGCTCTGCTTTCTTCGATCTTTGCATCGACTCCGCAAGCGGCGACACTCCTACTGCACTGTCCCCACGTCACGTTGCTCAAGCCCGCGCCATCCTTGGCGATCAGGGCGACAAGCTGGCCGCTGTGGCCATGCACTCCAAGGTCTATTACGACTTGGTTGAGCGTCGTGCTATTGACTATGTGACCGCTGGTGAAGCTCGCCAAACTGCACTCGGCACTGCTGAGGATGCGTTCGGCGGCAGCATTCAAAACGCCTTCGGTAACGTCTCCGTTCCGACCTTCATGGGTCTGCGCGTGATCGTTTCCGATGACGTGAATGTCACTGGCTCCGGCTCTAGCACCGAATATGCCACCTATTTCTTCACCCAAGGCGCTGTCGCCAGCGGTGAGCAGATGGCAATGCAGACCGAAACCGATCGTGACATCCTCGCCAAGAGCGATGCCATGTCAATCGACCTGCACTACGTGTACCACCCCGTTGGTTCACGTTTCAGCACCTCGGTCACTAACCCGACTCGTGCTCAGCTTGAAACCGTTGGTAATTGGACCAAGGTGTATGAGCTGAAGAACATCGGTATCGTGCGTGCTACCAACGTCTCCAACTTCGACTGAGGCAACTGATCATGGCATCTGTTTTTGAAGCAACTGCTGGTAAGGCAATCGGCTACGTCTCTGGCGGCGCTGTGACCCAACTGACCAGCAAGTCCACTGGTGTGACCCTGAACCAGCCTTGTGGTCAGATCACTATGGATGACGCCGCACTGGCTGCTGCTGCTGAAGTTTCCTTTACGGTGACTGATAGCTTTGTAGCTGCTGGTGATGTGGTACTTGTGAACCACGGTTCTGCCGGTACCGCTGGTGCTTATCTGGTGCAAGCTAATACCATTGCTGCTGGATCTTTTAGGATCACCGTTAGCAATGTATCTGCCGGTTCTCTATCCGAGGCGATCGTCTTGAACTTCGCCATTATTAAAGCTGCTGCAGCTTGATAATGGGTTTGTTCGCATTTAGGCGATTGCGTGAACGGGAGGCTGCTGCTAAGGCAGTGGCCTCTTCTCCCGTAAAGCAGCCTCAACCTAAACTTTCCAAGGCCAAGACCAATGGCAATCGTCCTAGTAGCAACACCAGGAGCAGCCGACGCAAACTCGTACCTGACGCTGAGTGACGCGCAAGCGATCATTGATGGCTTGGTCGAAAATGATGACGTTGTAGCGTGGGGCACTGCTACAACGGATCAAAAGAATCGAGCACTTTATACCGCAACGCAACGATTGGATCGTGAGCGGTATCTAGGTGCCAGAGCTACCGATACTCAAGCATTGCAGTGGCCGCGCACTGGTGTACGGAAGCCTGATACCTACATCAATACCTACGCTGTAGGCTTCCCGTTCAGGATCACCACAGATTATTTTGCTGATGATGAGATCCCGGTGCAAGTGCAAGAAGCACAAACAACGCTGGCGGTTTACCTGAACAACAACAAAGATGGCATTGGGCTGTCTGGCCTTGAGGACTACAAGAACGTCAAGATCGGCAGCCTAGACGTGACACCTAATCAGTACGGTGCTACTGGTGCTGATCGGATCCCGCCGATGGTTGAACGTTACCTGACAGGGCTTAGAATAAGTGGACCAGGTAACATCGCTATCAAACGGAGCTGATCATGCCAGTCAGTTACAACGCTGATGATATTACTGCAATCCGCAGGCCGGATGGCAGCTACGTTGAAGCAGTAGAACCGCTAGGGCTTCCTAGCGTGGCAAGGCAGATTACTGCTGATGGTACAAGCTCAAACACTGCATTGACCGCAACCTGTCGCAGGCTTTCGATGCGAGCAGTTGGCGCTGACATGCGTTATGCAGTTGGCAGCTCAAGCCAAACAGCAACGGCATCCAGTCACTTTATCGCTTCGGGCGAGCGCCTTGACATTGCATTACCTGCAACACCCAACATTGCAGTCATCCGCAACGCAAGTACTGATGGGGTGCTTGAGGTAACGGAGCTACTGTAATGAGGCTTTTAGCTACTCGATTGAGCTGCATCAGTTCTACTACAGGTATAACCAAACTAGGTATTGTCATATTCTTGCTGACGCAATCAAGCGATAACTTGATTACACAATCAGGCGATATTATCGTTGGAGAGATTTAACCAATGAGCATCCAGCCCGGCCAGCACAATATCTCCGTTCAGCGCCGAGCTGATTATGATCTGTCGCTGCAATTCAAAGACAGCAACGGCACTGGTATCAACCTCACCGGCTGGACTGCTTACGCGCAAGTATGGGATCGTACCCGTACAACAAAATATTCTGACTTTGCAATCACTTACACTGATCGCACAACAGGTCAGGTCAGCATTGCATTGACTAATACGCAAACCGCAACATTTCCAGACGAAGCCTTCTATGACGTGTTACTAGAAGACTCAAGTGGTCTGCGTAACTACTACCTTGAAGGTATTGTGTATGTGTCAGAGGGGTATACCGCGCCATGACAACCGTTACCGTCAACGAAACCACTAATACCGTTGTTGTCACGGCGCCTGGCCCTGCTGGTCCATCGGGCGCCGCTGCGATCATGGCGCGTGGCCAGTGCTCGAAAATGGACGACGGCACGATTGACATCACGACGGAAGGCACCTATGTCAGCACCGGCTTGACCGCAACGCTCGATAGCAGCACGGCCTATCAAATGGTGCTCGGCACTGATGATGCCTTTGGGTTGCGGAATACAAGCGGCGCGACGAAGCTGTTCAGGATCTACGGCAGCATTGACGCAACTGCTGGCAACAATCACATTTTGGGAATCAAGCTGGCCAAGAACGGCACCGCGATCGACGAGGCGGAATGTCGCGCCTTTACCGGCAGTGGCACACAGGAGGCCAAGCTGGTAACCAGCTGGATGGTCGAGCTGGATGATAGCGACGAGGTTTCGCTGCTCATCGCCAATCACAGCAACACCACAGACATTATCCTGAAGCGTGGAAGGATCGTCGCCAGTGAGGTATTTGCATGACACTTGCCACACCACTACGCAAGGTTGCTACCAAGCTGATGAGCAAGTTTGGTGGTGATGTCACGTTGCGTACGGTAACGCCTGGTGTTTACAACCCAACGACTGGCACGGCATCAGAGGTTGCGTCTGATGTGACCATCAAAGGCGTACTGGAGGATGTCAACGCCCGTGAGGTTAATGACCTTGTGCAAGCCGGTGACCGTAGGCTGACGATCGCAGCAGCTGACGTTAGCGCAGCGCCTACCACTGCTGATCGCATCATCATCAGCGGTGTCACCTATCAGGTGGTCCGCATTGCCACGATTGAGCAGGATAATCAGCCTATCACCTACGAGCTGATCCTGAGGGCATAATGGCACGCAACATCCCGCTATCACAGATCGGGAACTACATCGAAGGGCAGTATGAAAAGCTGCTGCGTGCTGCAGTATTTGAAACTGACCGCAGGGTAAAAGAAGCCAGCCCGGTTGACACTGGTAGGCTGCGTGCAAGCTGGCAGATCGGTGAAAACTCCGCATCGGGTGGCATTAAACCTGAAGGTCAATACTCAAGCGGCATTACACCACCAAGCCGCACCAATTACAGCCAGGAAAAGCTCGGCAACGTCTACAGCGTCCATAACAACTTGCCATACGCTGAACCTGTATTGACCGGCAAAAATCTGCCGCCATCATGGAATGGCCGCTGGCGATCAAAAGGCAACCAGATCCAACAGGGCTACATCCCCAACATGGTTGCCAAAGACATGCAAGACTTTATCAAGAAGAACGCTGATCGTATTGGCAGGCAATCATGACCAGCACCTACAACGACATCCGCGCTGCTATTGAAGGCCGCATCGCCACGGAGATGGCATCAGCGCCGTCATACCCAGTCGCCTATCCAAACGTCCCATTTACGCCACCAAACAACCTGCCGTG